TTACGTCAGACTCACATCAAATAGTACAAAGAGTTGTAGTTGTAGGAAATGATATTCCTGCAAACGGTACAACTTTAGGAGAAAATGATATGCATGTTGATGGAGAAAACTGGTGCGCTAATTTTTTTAAAGGTGGAATCTGGAAACAAACTTCTTACAATAATAATTTTAGAAAACAATACGCAGGAAAAGGATACGTTTATGATCCTGTAAAAGATAAGTTTTTAAATAGACAACCCCATGCATCATGGTCATTAGATTCAAATGATGATTGGCAAGCACCAATTACATATCCTTCAATTACAGAAGAAGGTGAAGTTTTTTATATAATATCTTGGAACGAAACAAAATACATTGCTGATAACACAAAAGGTTGGGAAGCAATCAAATCAAACGATACATCGGAAACACCTACCAAATACGACTGGAATGGCACAGCTTGGGTGTCCGAATAGGAGGACACTAAATGCCTAGAGGCAGCGGTAATAAAAACGGTGGACTAATTGGAAAAACGAATACAACTTCGTTTGGAAGAAATTCTGTTACATCTACAACCTCTCCAGGTTCAGCAACTATAACTACTCAATCAGCAACAAGACTAATAGATGCTTTAGTTGTAGCAGGTGGTGGAGGTGGTGGTTCTGCGCCAGGTGACGCTTCGGGTGGCGGAGGTGGAGCTGGTGGATACAGAAGTTTTTCAAGTTTATTAGTTAAAGGAAATGCTTCATATCCTCTTTCAGTAGGTGCAGGTGGCGCTAAAGATACTTCAGGAACAGATTCAGTTTTAACAATCGAATGCACAGCTTATACTTCTGATGGTGGTGGAAGAGGTGCAAAAAGTTTTGAACCTTATGGTAGTGATGCCGAATCTGGAGGCTCTGGTGGTGGTGCTCAAGGTTATACAGCACCTGCCCCTAGTTCTTCAAAAGTTGCAGGCTCTGGAAACACTCCTCCCACAACTCCTCCTCAAGGAAATGCTGGAGGAACTGGAGTTCACTCTTGTACTGATGCTAATGCTCAAGCTGCGGGAGGTGGTGGAGGTGCTTCAGCTGTTGGAGCAAATGCTGCTCAACCAAGTCCAAGCGTAGCTAGTGGTGGAGCAGGTGGCGCTGGAACTGCAAACAATATTACAGGATCATGTGTAACTTATGCTGGAGGCGGTGGCGGTGCAAAAAGAGCGCCTGGTACTGGTTGTGCTGGAGCAGGTGGAGCTGGAGGCGGCGGTGCAGGTGGTAAAGCCACTTCAGGAACTGCAGGAACTGTTAACACTGGTGGTGGTGGTGGAGGGGGCGGTGGAACTGGTTGTGGTGGTGCTGGTGGATCAGGAATAGTTGTCGTAAAAGAATTAGATAAAGCAAGTGGTGTGTGGTCAATGCAAAGTCAATTAAGTGCTTTGCAAGAAGGAACATGGCCAAAATTTATACCAAAAATTGCAATGAACTTTTTAGTCGTTGGTGGTGGCGGTGGAGCTGGTGGTGGAGGAGCTGGTGGTGGAGGTGGTGGAGGTTATAGAGCCTCTGGTTATGGACCTTCTCCTTTACAAGCCTCTGCATTAAATATTGAAGCAGGTTGTTACGCTGTAACAGTTGGCGCTGGTGGAACAGGAGCACCTGCACCTTCATACAGTCAGGGAGCTACTGCTGGAGAAGATTCTGTTTTTAATCCAGCAGGAGTTGAAGGATGTAGTAAAATTACAGCCTCTGGTGGTGGACGATCTGGTGGTCAAAGTGGACAAGGACACCCTGGTGGATCAGGTGGTGGAGGTGGTTTATTCTCAACTGGAGCAGCCAACAGTGGTGCAGGTTTAGGAAATAAAGGATGTTTCTCTCCTCCTGAAGGAAATAATGGTGGAACTAGTGTATCTCCAGGAGGATCTGGAAGAGGTGGTGGTGGAGGTGGAGCTGGAAGTGCAGGATCACCTGGACCATCTTCTGCAAATGGTGGATCTGGAGTGCCTAATACAATTAATTCATGTGGAACACCTTTCTCAATAACAGCTTTTGCTGGTGGTGGTGCTGGAAGTGGTGCACCAACAGGTCAAGGAAATGGAGCTGCAGGAGGTTCTGGTGGAGCAGCCGTAAACGCTAATGGGTGCACTAACACTGGTGGTGGTGGAGGTGGAGGATCAGGTCTTGGTGATGGAGGAAATGGTGGACCTGGTGCAGTCGTTTTAAGATTTCCGTCATGTGCTACTATAAGTGTAAGTCCTGGAACAAATGCAACAGCAACACATCCAGGTGGAGATAAAATTGCTACGTTTACAGTAACTGGTAATGTTTGCGTAAGCTTTTAAAAATTGACAATATCTTAACAAATGCTATATTGAGTTCATAAAGATATATGAACCTAACAAACTATTATTATTATTTTCAGTCAGCTATACCTTCTCGTATCTGTGATGATATTGTAAAATATGGTCAACAACTTAAAGATCAAATGGCGGTTACTGGAGGCTATGGTGACAGAAAATTAAATCAAAAAGAAATAAAAGATTTAAAACAAAAAAGAGATTCTAATATTGTTTGGATAAATGATAGATGGGTATTTAAAGAAATACAACCTTATGTTCATCAAGCAAATGAATTAGCAGGTTGGAATTTTAATTGGGACTGGTCAGAATCTTGTCAGTTTACAAAATATAAAAAAGGCCAATATTATGATTGGCATTGTGATAGTTGGGATAAACCGTATCAAAGACAACAAGGTGATCCAACACATGGTAAGATTAGAAAATTATCTGTTACTGTAAGTTTATCTGATCCTAAAGATTATAAAGGTGGTGAATTAGAATTTGATTTTAGAAATGCTGACCCTGATAAAAAACGAAATGTCGTTAAATGTAAAGAAATATTACCTAAAGGATCTTTAGTTGTATTTCCATCTTTTGTATGGCATAGAGTATGTCCAGTTAAAAGTGGAGAAAGAAACAGTTTAGTAATTTGGAATTTAGGGTATCCATTTAAATAAAGGAGAATATGAAAAAGAAAAAAACAAAAACTAAAAAACAAAAAGATATTAAACCATCTTTTCCAAAAAAATTAAATTTAGAACAATTTTTTGCATCACCAATATGGTATGCTGAAGAACCAAGTTTTGTTGATTCATTAAACAAAGCATCTGACCCTTATATTGAAGAATCTAAAAAAAGATTAAAACCAACTATTGATGAACGTAATAAAAAATTTGGCAACAAAGGTGACATGGGTAATGTGTTTCATTCTACATCTTTAATTGGTGATCCTAATTTTGCAGAGTTACAAAATTATGTAGGTGCTACAGCACATAATTTACTACAGGAAATGGGTTTTGATTTAACAAACTATCAATTATTTACTACAGAAATGTGGGTGCAAGAGTTTGCAAAAAAAGGTGGTGGACATCATACTTTACATACTCATTGGAATGGTCACATATCTGGTTTTTATTTTTTAAAAGCAAGTGAAGCTACATCTATGCCTATGTTTGAAGATCCAAGACCAGGTAACATTATGAATCTTTTGCCTGAAAAAGATAAAACTAAAGTAACTTATGCGTCTGCACAAATTAATTATAAAGCAAAACCAGGTCGTATGATATTTTTTCCATCTTATCTTCCTCATCAATATATTGTCGATATGGGTTATGAACCATTTAGATTTATACATTGGAATTGTCAGGCTATACCAAAAGGAGTATTAAATGTCGTTTAAAAAAAATAAATATACAGTATTAAAAGGAGCTATTTCAAAAGAGTTAGCAAACTTTGTTTATAAATATTTTAAGAATAAAAGAAACGTTTCAAGATTTTTATTTGATCAAAGATATATATCACCATTTACAGAATATTGGGGTGTATGGAATGATAGTCAAGTTGTAAATACTTATTCTCATTATGCAGATTTAGCTATGGAAACTTTGTTACAAGAAGTAAAACCTGTAATGGAAAAACACACAGGATTAAAATTAAGTGAAACTTATTCTTATGCAAGACTATATAAACAAGGTGATGTTTTATCTAGACATAAAGATAGATACTCATGTGAGATATCTACAACGTTAAACTTAGGTGGTGATCCATGGCCAATTTATCTTGATCCAACAGGTAGAAAAGGTCAGGCAGGTGTTAAAGTAGATTTAAAACCAGGTGATATGTTAATATATTCTGGATGTGATCTAGAACATTGGCGAGAAGAGTTTAAAGGTAAAGATTGTGCACAAGTATTTTTACACTATAATAAAGCTAATTCAAAAGCTGCTAAAGAAAATGCTTTAGATAAAAGACCTATGATAGGTGCACCAGCTTGGTTTAAAGGTATGAAGTTGACTAATTCTAAAAAATAGTCTATAAAAAAGACTGGTACGGGGGCACCACCACACCACACCCCCGTGCTTTTATTCTGTTAAATAAGTAATAAATTTGCTATA